TTTTCATTTGAATATTTATTTAATAAATATTTGGTTAATGTTGATTATTTTGTATCTTTGTAAAAGAAATCAAAAACATATGAAAATGAAAAACTTTATATACTTTATTATGATGGTGGTAATCGGTTTTACTTTTACCTCTTGTAAAAAAACTGATTATCATAAAATTACGTTTGAAGTTACTTTCTTGGGTACTCCTGGTACTGGAGCATCTAATTTTATCGATATCTACGCCACACCAAACTACTCAGATAAAAAACCGAGTATTGATAGATTTAATATCCCACAGGTTTGGAGATATGACTATATAGGACTTGAAAAAGGTCAAAAAGTACAGTTTGCTGTATCTGGACAACTTTCTTATCATTTTGAAATGAGAGTTTATATTGATGGTGTAGAAAAATCTTATCGTAGAGTTATTGTTAGTGATAATTCTTATTATGACGACCATGTTGAAGAGTCTTATGGGTTAAATACCGCAACTGAAGATATGGGTATCATAGAGTTTACATATTAAAACAAAAGGGACCGATTGGTCCCTTTTTAATTGATGATTAACTTTATTTTTATTTAGAATCTGTTTCCACAACCTGCACAGAAATTATCAGCAGGTTTTCCTTTTTTACCACACTTTGTACAGTATCTACCCATCTTATTAATGTCTTTAACATCAACATGCATTTGGGATGTAGGTTTAATATGAAACTCTACAACATTGGTTATGAAATTATGGAACTTTTTATTAACAGTTTGGAAGTTTTGGTTTGATTGTGAACCTTTTTCTACTCTTCCTGTTTCTGTTGATTTTGTACTTAATTTTCTTTTGAGTGGTACATTATTAACAGAATTTAAACTTGCGTTAATATTACCATAACTTAAAGAAGTGGTATAAGTCATATCACCAATATAAGGTGAACCTGTGGTATTTGTATAAGTATAAGTGTCGGATAAATAGTCACCAATGGTTAATGTATTGTTACCATTAGTCCATGTAATTTGAGGTGTTGTATCTTCATTAAAAAATTCAACCTTAATTAGACCATTCTTTTCAATAGCCTTTTTAATTTCCTCAGCATTACCACTGACCTTATAAGTCTCAAACTTAAATTTACTTGGGTCATCAAGATAACGTTCCAAGAATACTCGTTCACCAGGACGTAAAACAATTCCTGAATAAGAGATTAATTTGTTATTTACTGAGATTTTTGATAGAACCGTGTTTTGAGTTGGATTGTGTAATTCGATTTCGAATTCGGTTCCGTTGTCCATGAAGACAACTCCATTTTTGATTTTTTTTCTGCCTTTGTTGACCGTAATATAGGCCATAGGCTTTTCCATAGAGAAATTAATGTTCATTTGTTTTTTTAACTTTAATTACTTGTTATTGTAACCCATTCTAATAGTTTTGTTACCTAACCGACCAAATCGGGGATAACTCTACAGAGATTTTCTCTGACTACCAAAAAGGTGAGTTAATCATCATTTATAAATATATAATGTTGTATTTATTTGTAAATCTTATTATACTTAACATATGAACTTTGCAGCAGTAGTCGCACACGACAAAAATAGATTAATAGGTGGTAATAACAAATTGTTATGGCACTTACCTGAAGATTTAAAAAATTTTAAAACATTAACCCTTAATTCAACGGTAATTATGGGTCGTAAAACTTTTGAATCAATTGGTAAGCCTTTACCTAAAAGATTAAACGTTATTTTAACAAAAGATAAAGATTTTAAACCTGAACATTGTTTAATCTATGACAGAGTAGAAGATGTTATTAGAGATTTCGCTGAAGACCCAAAAGTGTTTATTATTGGTGGTGGTGAGATTTATAAACAATTTTTTCCATTTATTCAAAGAATTTACGTATCTTTGGTGGACGGAGAATATCAAGGAGATACTTACTTCCCCGAATATGGATTTGAACAAGGTTGGAAGTGTTTCTATGATGAACAAAAAGAAGGGTTTAAACTTCAAACTTGGATTAAAAAATGAAAAAGTTATTTTTAGATGATTTAAGGTCGGTAGACATGATTTACCCAATTACAGACTTAAGTGAGTGGGTTATTGTTAGAGACTTTCATCAATTTGTGAATTATATTAAAAAATATGGTTTACCCGATTATATCAGTTTTGACCATGATTTGGGTATGGAACATACAAGATTTTATTTCCAAAACGGTGGTCATGAAAGTCCTCCTGACCCTTTGACTGCCGATTTCAAAGAAAAAACTGGATATGATGCCGCTAAATGGTTAGTTGAATATTGTGTTGAGAACGGTAATAAATTACCGTTATTCTACGTACACTCACATAATCCTATTGGGGCCAAAAATATTAGGGATTACTTAAAAAACGCGGAGAAACATTTAAATGTATAACGAATTAGAAATAATGGCCTACTTCTTACCTAAAATTTTGGTTTCTACTATCTGTGGGGCTATAGTTGGTTATGATAGAGAAGTAAGAAATAAAGTGGCCGGGATTAGAACTAATGTTTTAATCGCTGTGGGTGTTACAATACTAACTACCATATCTTTTTGGATATCAAAAGATTCTACAAATATAGATCCAACAAGGATAATAGGTCAGATAGTAACAGGGATTGGTTTTTTGGGGGCTGGGGTTATAATGAAACATGACGATAAAATTATCGGTGTGACTACAGCGGCTTTTATTTGGGCTATAAGTGCGATAGGTGTTATGATTGGTTTAGGTTATTACATCACACCCATTCTAATAACAATAGGTCTTTTAATAATCAGTAAATTGTTTGAAATTTTAGAAAAAAGAATAAAAGAAAAGCGAAATTAATTTTGTAGATAAACACTATATTTATATCTTTGTACTGTTATGAAAAAGATGAAACCTATAAAAATATCTGCAGATACCTTGAGAAAGATTGAAAAAACTGCTCATAGAAAGGCTTTAATTGAAGCTGGTCTTTACAATCGTCCGGCTCATAAGGTACATAAAGGTGTAAAAGATTATACTCGTAAACCAAAACATAAAAAAAGTTTACTTGAGGATTGATTTTTTAAAATCAATTAACTATTTAATTAACATAGTCGGTCGTTGTAATTATTCCTTGTTAGTTTAAACGATTTAGCATCAGGGTTTTCACCGACTACCACATTCAAAAAGGGACTCTTCGAAAGAAAAGTCCCTTTTTGCTTTTTAATATGATAATAAATTTATAAATTTGTAATATGAAAACAAAATATCAAAAACAAAACATTTTTTTCATTAGTGACTTACATCTTGGTCACCACAACGTCTTAAAATTTGACGGTAGACCTTTTAAAGATGTTCAAGAAATGCACGTCGACTTAATTAAAAATTGGAACTCTGTGGTTGGTGACGATGATATTGTCTACAACCTTGGTGACTTATCTTTTGGTAACGATGAATTATCTAAATGGTTCTTATATTCAGTTAAAGGTAAAATTCATCACATTATGGGTAACCATGACAAATTAAAAGACATTTCTAAACTTGATAGGATTGAAAAAATCTATGAGTATGGTACCGAAATTACTGTAGAAGATAAAGATTCTGACGATAGAAGTGGAAGTACTCACATTATAATGAGTCACTACCCAATCCTTAGTTGGAACAGAGCTCATCACGGTTCATGGCATCTTCACGGACACTGTCATGGTAGTTTGATGAAATCCAACCAAGATTACTATAAAAGAAGGGTAATGGATGTTGGTTGTAATGTCATAGGTTATACCCCTATTTCTTATGATGAAATTAAAAAAACATTACTAAAAAGAAAAGTTTCATTAGTTGACAGTCACCATGAGTAAACCAAAAACTATAATTGGTTCGGAAGAGTTTGTTTCTTTTCCTGAATTAGGTGTGAAAATAATTCATGCTCGTATTGATACGGGTGCTACAACATCTTCTTTAGGTGTTAAATGGATTAAAGAAAAAGAAGGTGTGATAACATGCCTTCTTCCTAATAAACAAGTCGTAACATTTGACTCTTTCAAAAAGAAGATAATCAAATCTTCTTTTGGTCACACAGAAGAAAGATATGTTGTTAAAATTTTAATAAATGTTTTAGGACGTAAAGTTAGAACCAATTTCACATTGGCGGATAGAAGTAAAATGAAATTCCCAATTCTTTTAGGTCGAAAACTTTTAAAAGGTAAGTTTGTTGTTGATGTTGATTTAAAAAATCAATCACTCTAACTTTAAATCATTACCATTGGTTTTCAAAATTGTAAAATTCTTTTTCATATTCTTCTTTTTATTTTTCTTAATACTCTGTGTGATTCAGTGGTTAATTTATGTCCTTTACGCATGTTAACTGTTGACCTAATAAACCTTAAATTTGAAATATGTCCTATTTTTTCTGCTGGTATTTTACTGTAAAAACCATGAGAAATTGGTACTATATGATCTAAATGAAAACAGGAAGGTCCTTTAAAACATCTTTTATCATGACCTTTTAAAACATGTAATGGTTGAGATTCTGTAATTACCCATACCTTTATGTAGTATAATCTTTTTTCTAAATCATTAAAATCTAACTTACGTTTTTTAATATTCGGATTTTCCTTTAAAAGACGTTTACATTCTTTTAATAGTTCTTGATCCTTTTCTTTTAATAATATCTTCATATATTATAAATATTAAGCATAATTATATATAAAAAACAAATTGTTATGAAACCACAAGAAATGGAAAGAGAAAAAAAGGCACAAGTATTTGAATCTTTATTATTGGAACACGATAAATTAAGTCGTGAAGTAAGTATGATTCAATCAAAATTTGACTTAACTCGTGAAGACGAAAAAAAGATTGAAGAATTGAAGAAACAAATGAACGCTTTACAAATGAAAGCTGCACGTTTGGGTGAATATTAATTGACTGTTTTAAAGATTATTACTATATTTGTAGTGTTCTTTGAATTATGGGGGTGACCGGTATTGATTGGTCATTATTAGTAGTAAGTAAGCATGTCGAGACTTGTTAGGTAGGCTCGTAAAAACCAACTTTCAAAATTCAACTGGCGATGTTTTCGCAAACGCAACTGTAGGTCACTTTGTGACTGAAGGTGCAGAAGTAGTAGCTTAATTAGATTAAACTCTACATCGGGTAGATAACATACCTAGGAACAGAAGGTTATCAAAAAAGTGATGGCATAGTGGCCAAGTTGAACTACTATCACCGTCCTGATATACGCGGTGTGAAAAGTATATTTATTTTGGAAAGTTAGAAAACTTTATCCTAAGCATGTAGAAGGTATTAGTAAGATGAAACAAGACGAGGGTTTAATTTGGACCCACTTAACGGTGACGTTATTTTAAAAATTGGATGAATTGCTGGAACACTAAGTTATAGTCAACTATAATATGTCAATCAGCAGCCAAGCCTACAGAGTTAGGAAGGTTCAGAGACTATTGGGTTTTATGGCGACATAAAGTAATACCAACTAGAGCGTCCAACATCTCAATGAGATGATGATATAGTCCGAACAGTAATGAAAATTATTGAGTATTAGCGAATCCCTCCACCTCCACTAACTAGAACCCCACTTTTGTGGGGTTTTTTGTTTTATGTGGATAAGGATAATTTTTGTGGATGTCGTCATATTTATATAATATGAAGAGAAAACAAATAGAAGTAACCTGTTCAAACCCTAATTGTGGTAAACAATTTTTAAAAGATAAGTCAGAGGTGGACAGGAATTTGAAAATTGGTAGAGAAAATTATTGTAGTCGAAGTTGTGTCGGCAAGGTACACAGTGAACATTTATTAAACTATGTTGATTTACATAAAGATAATTTAATAAACTTTAGTGGTAATAAAAGGGATAAATACACCGGTTTTAGAAGATATATGGCTAAAGCTAAAAGTAGAGACAAAGAATGTGATATAACTTTAGATGATTTGTTAGAACAATGGGTAAAACAAAACGGTATTTGTGTATATAGTGGGGTCAAATTAAATCATCCACAAAAAAAAGGTGGTAGTATAACAACAGCTTCACTAGATAGGATAGACTCGAAAAAAGGTTACATCAAAGATAATATACAGTTTATTAGTATTGCCTGTAATTACGCTAAAAACAATATGACACATGAAGACATGTTGACTTTCTGTAAACTAATATCTAATTTTAATAAAGATTAACTTGTTTCCTTGTTTAGAAAAACAAGGTGGTGGATCCCGATAAGTACAAACCTTACGGCCCTACAAAAAACCCCTGAAGGTTGTTCAGGGGTTTTTTATTTTTAATTTCCTAATTTTATTATTTTTTCAGTGTAATCTCCACATTTTCTTAAGTAAAGACCTGGTGAGACGTTTTTAATATCGATTTCATCACCTAATATACTATAATATTTGTATTCATCACATTTAACTTCCTGCTTAGATTCAACAGCAATAATATTAAAATATTCTTTTTGACCATTAAAGTCTGTTTGACTTAATCTGTAATAATTTATTTTTCCTTTTGTAAAACCATAATCTTTATATTCATAAAAATGTGGTGTTGACGAGGTCCCTGAACCTTCTTGTGTTTTGATTACGGACCAAGTAAAACCGTCAGTACTTCTTTCTAATGTAAAATAATTATTATTTAATTCTGTTGCTGTAACCCAAAAAATATCATTATAATCATTATAATTAAGTCCACCAAATTCCACCAATTCTATTGGTAATACAACACAAGGTGTACCATCGGTTACGGACAATACAAAATTACCATAACCAGCACCCGAGGCATAATAACCAACTGAGATATAATAAGTTACCCCAGGGTTAGAACACCAACTAGCTGTGGACCTTAGATTACTGGAAGCACAAGTCGCGTCATCATCATTACAAACAATTTCTACCATAGAATTTAAAGCGGAACAAGAACCTGTATAAATTCTAACTTCGGTGTCAAAATTAGAAGAAGCGTCACATGTAGACGCTGTCAACTGATTACCATTACCAACAACCGTATACCAAACGTTTGAACCTTGTGTACCACAACTTGTAGTACTTGTAGGTACGTCATCTGTTGAAGGATTATTTGATGTTACAGGACTTGTATAAGGTAGTGTTGTGATTGATATAGCATTTCCACAATTATCATTTGCCACAGGTGGGGTAGGACAGTTTAAAGTCCAAACAACATTACCACCAACAGTACTTTCAGGGTCAGCCATTATATAATAAGTTGTTCCTGCAGTTAAATTGATGTTAACATTTGCGTTACCTATGTTCGCATTTGTTATATCATCAATACAAGTCCATCCTGTTCCATTACAACCACCCGATGCTACCTTATAAAACCAATCAATATAACCAAAACTTGTTGGTTGAGATATTACATAATTTCCTGTTACGGTTGGTGTAAAAGAATAAATATATTCTTTACCTGGTGTCGAAAAACCACAAGATGTTGTTGGTGGATTGTATATACCATTTCCTGACGCAACAGTTAAATTATTTGTTATCCCACAATTGATTGTAGGTATTGTTGTACAAGGATTATAGGGTGGTGAACAAGTTTGTCGATAACTTAAAATAGTACTTGCGGATAGGTTTGCACAAGACCAATTTGTAACCAATATTGAGTAAGCACCTGTTGTTGGGCATACCCAAGATATTGATGCCTTAGTACTAGCACAAAAAGGACCGTTATCATCATTGGATGTTTGTAAAATAGCTGTTAAAGGGTTTGTACCTGAATATAACCTAAGATAGGTGTCATTAGTAAACAAACTATTACAAGTACTAAAATCATAGGTACATCCGGCAGTTGCATTAAATGTCCAATATCTTTTAGCACCTGACGTACCTGTAGCGTTCTGCCATACACCGGTCATTGTTAAAAGCCCCATATTTGTTGAGGTTGTATTACACATTTGAGATTTTCCTACATTAAATAAGGAAAGTAAAAATAAAAATAGAAGTAGTTTTTTCATAAGACAGTTTTTATTAGATAAATATCATCAAACAAAGTATTGATATATTTATAGAGAAAAGCTAATGGGAAGAATAATACAAATAGAAAACGGTAAAACTACGGTATATGTTAACGGACAAGACATTGGTGCTTTGACTGCTACTACAGACACTTACTATGTTGGTGTTGATTTAAATTCAGGTTTTTATGAAAAATTAAATCCAAATGGGAGTATTGTAAATTTGGAGGCAGGTTCTGTTAGTGACACAACTTACGCCGACTTAGTTTCAATGATTGGTTCTAATAGTTTGACCCCAGGTACTTACTATCAAATATCAGACTTCCAAACCATCCTTGACAAACCCGATTTTTTTATAGATGGTAATTATAAAACATCGGTTGATACTTTTTTTGGATCTACTAATCCTATATTCGTTTTGGCAACGTCAGTAAATAGTATTGATACAAGAGCCTACGACTCAGTAGATTCATTTAACAAAATCGAATACGACATAAACTACTCTTCAACCGAAATAATGGGTATCCCGGCTAAAGGTAGAATTACTGAATTAATAGATGAAAATAATAACAGAACGTCTTACGATCATATTCAGATGCCTGTTAAACGTTACCAAGTATATGAAAGAAATCTTGGTGCTCAGACAGGTTTTATTACTGATTATGATTGTACTACTGGACAAATTTATGGTTCTAGTACTTTATTTCTATCAGAAATTAGTATTGGTGATATACTATTATTAGATACTAAAAAAGAATTAGGGTATGAAGTTGGGGTTAAAGTAGCTAGTGTTAATAGTGATACGGATATTAGTGTTTATGTTGATCCTAATTATTCAGGTACGATTTTTTCTGGAAAAAATTATGTTTTTTATAGATCCTCAAGTTACAGTAATTATAAATCATATAAAGAAGTTTATATAGGCCAATCAATAGAAGGTGATTATAGTGAATCTATTACATTTAATGATAGTTGTAATAATAACTATATAGGTGACCCAGATCCTAACTACAGTTACGTTTTTAAATCAACAAATAATATTTTTGGTAATAATTGTATCCACAACCACATAGAATCGGGTTATAACAATAATATAGGTGATTATTTTGAATACAATAATATTGAAGCTAACTTTTATGCAAACACTATTGGAAATTCGGTTGCACAAAACAAAATTGGATCTAATTTTAGTTACAACACTGTTGACGATAGCTTTTTATTAAATGTAATTGGTTATAAATGTACAAATAATATTTTTGGTGTAAAATTTCAAGAAAATATTATAGGTAATTATTGTGGCGGTGGTCCTGACGGCGAATCAAATATTTTTGGCCGTGAAACCGAAAGAAATAAAATAGGTGATTATTTTGGTCTTGATAGTTCAGGTGTCCCTCGTGGTAACAAAATGGCAACCTTCACAAGGTTGATATACAATAATGTATACGCTCCAATAGCTAGTGTTAGTATAACAAACCTTGGTACTGGTTATGTTGATGGTACTAACACAACAACAGGTGGTTCTGGTTCTGGGTTTGTCGTTAATATTACTACAAGTGCTGGAGGTGTGACAGGTGTTACTATTAATTCAGCCGGTACATATTACGGAATCAATGAAACTGTAACTGTAACAGGTGGTGGTGGTAATTGTACTTTAGAAATTACAGGATTAAACCCTTTTGCAAGTAGTACAAGTATAGATAATGGTATAGGTGGTACTGCCGAAATTACAAATAATTACCCGGGTATGACAGGTGAAGATGGTGATATGTATTTACAGGTTATTATCGGTGATTTAATACCCAATGATATAATTGATGATGGCGTGGATACTTACGCCACGGTTACAGATGTTTTAACTTTATCATCCCCACCAACTCCTTTGTTGGTTTATGGTCCAAAAGATAATGTTATTGGTAATTATTTCTTAAAAAATGTTGTTGGTGTTGGATTTGAAAGAAATAGAATTGGTGATTATTTTGGTAATGATATGACTTCCGGACTTTCAAATATAATTTTAGAAAGGTTTCAAGATAACATAATAGGTAGTTACTTCGGAATCGACGTTCAAACGCCAGACACAGGTAATGGTGGTAATTTAATTAGAGCTAATTTTATCGGTAATGAAATTAGTACCGATTTTACCTACAACGCGACATTTGACACCGGTGGTGGTGGGTACTATAATAATAAAATTGGTTTTGGTTGTAACAATAACATATTTGGGGATAATTTTAATTACAATAATATCGGATCATTGTTCCAATCAAACGTAATTAACAATTATTTTGGTGGTAACACAATAGGTTATTTTTTTAACGTAAACCAAATAGATACTGGCTTCGCTGATAATGTTATTGGTGATGTTTCTTGGTTTAATACCTTTGGACCCAACTGTTTATCAAATAAAGCTAACAGTATGTTTGGGAATGATATAACAAACGGTGATTTTTCTGGTAACATACTTGGGGAGTCCTTTGGTTTGTTTTTTTCCGCTGGTAATACAATTAATAGTACTTGTTATGATAACGTTTTTGGTAATTTTTGTTATGATAATATCATTGGGGATTCTTGTATTAGTAACAATTTTTTCAACTATTTCCAGAGTAACACTTTAGTTAGTAATTTTACTACGAATACAATACAATATCCGGTAATCGGAATTGATTTTACATCAGCAACACATGTTTATGGTAACTACACTTGTATCATTTTCAACAACACAACACCAATATTAAGATTAAGTTACTATGATACTCTTGATAATTTGGTAATTACTGGAGTAACATCATAATAAAACAGACACAAATTTATAAACCAATAAATGTAATAGTTTACAATTAAAAAAAATATGGCAATAGAAAAAACAGATACAAAAAGACTCACATCATTACACAGAACCAACGGTATAAGTGAAGATGTGTTAAAAAAGTTAAATTTAGTGGTTAAAAAACAAATTAACGAACACAACTCTGATTTGAAAAAAATTAATGAGAATAAAAGAAAAGGTGATCAAGATGAGTTAAAAAAATTAGAGGATAAAATTAGAACATTTATTGTGTCTATTGAAAATGGTGATTTAGTAGAAAAAATAATATCTGATTTAAATAAAGAAATGGGTGTTGATAATGTTTTTTCTGATGTAAAAGATTCTATTGGTATGATAGGTCAAATAGTAACAACCGGTAAAACAATTGGTAATATTTTAAATGATGTACAACAAACACAAATAAATGGGGACTTAGCTCAAAATGCTGAAAACAAAGTAAATAATTATACCCAAAAATTAATAGAAAATTTACTTACAATAAACAGAACTAAAATAGGTTATACATTTAAAAATGAAAGTCCTTTCCTAAATAAAACTGATGTTATCATCAAAAATAAATAAAATATTCTCTTTTCTTTTTTTTTATATATAATTGTTTTATGAATCAAAAAATATTTTTCCAATCCTCTCTCCCTAGAGCAGGTTCAACCTTATTACAAAATGTAATGGGACAAAACCCTGAGTTTTATGTAACACCAACATCAGGAGTATTAGAATTACTTTACGCTTCAAGAAGTAATTACACCAACTCACCAGAATTCAAAGCACAAGATTCTGAATTAATGAAAAAGGCCTTTTTATCTTATTGTAAAAATGGGTTAGAAGGATTTTTCGATGGTATAACTGATAAACCTTATATTTTAGATAAAAGTCGTGGTTGGGGTATTCATTATAATTTTTTAAATTCCTTTTATCCAAACCCTAAAGTTATTTGTATGGTTAGGGATTTAAGGGGTATCTACACATCGATGGAAAAAAATTTTAGAAAAAGTCAACATACAGATCCTAATATGGTTGAACACGGTAAAATGAAAAATACAACAACAGATAAGAGAGTTGAGTATTGGTCGAACACACCGCCAATCGGATTAGCCGTAGAAAGATTACAACAAATTTTCCATGAAGGTATTAATGAAAAAATGTTATTTATTCGTTTTGAAGACCTTTGTGACAACCCAGAGAAAGAAATAAGACGTGTGTATGATTATTTAGAGTTGCCTTATTTTGAAGGTCACGACTTTAATAATGTACAGCAAATAACATTTGAAGATGATTCTGTTCATGGTATCTATGGTGACCATACCATAAAATCCAAAATAGAACCTCTAAAGAATGATCACAGAGAGATTTTAGGTTTTAATTCTTACGATAGAATTAAACAAAGTTATAAATGGTTTTTTGACGAATTTAAATACGTATGATTTATTGGTTTTGTGGACAACCTGGTGCTGGTAAGACAACTCTAGCAACAGCAATGATTGAAAGAAGTAGTGATACTTGTATTCACATCGATGGGGATGGTTTAAGAGAACTATTCCAAAATTTTGACTACTCTGAAGAAGGTAGAAGAAAGAACATCCAATCTGTTTTAGATTTGTGTCGATTCTTAGACTATAAAGGTTTTACTGTTGTGGTTTCAGTTGTAGCACCCTATAGAGAGATGAGAGATTCTTTAAAGAAAACCAACAAAGTTATTGAGGTATTTGTACATACCGATGAAATTAGAGGTAGAGAAAATTTCTTCGTCAAAGATTTTGAAATCCCAACCGAAGAGTTTATTGACATGGACACAACTAATAAAACAATTGAGGAATGTTTAAATTTAATACCTTTTAATAGAAAATGAATTGGAGTAAAGTAAATCACGGTGGTGATCCCACCTCGAACAAGGATAAAAAATACGCAATTTTTATCGGTAGATATCAACCATACCACTTTGGACATATTGAGTTAATAAACCAAAAATTAAAAGAAGGTATCCCTGCTTTAATCATGGTTAGGGATATTGAACCTGATGAGAAAAATCCGTTTACAACTAAACAAACGGTTGAAATGATAGAAAAATACCATCAATCAAAAGGTGATGATGTCAAAGTAATAATAATACCTGATATTGAATCCGTTAATTATGGTAGAGGTGTTGGTTATGAAATAAATGAATTTACACCACCTGATAATATAGGCTTTATATCAGCAACAAAAATAAGGGACTCGATAAAAAATGGTGACAGTGCTTGGAAAAATATGGTAGACACATCCATCCAACAATTAGTCATCGATTATCTGACGAATGAAAAGTAAAACTTATCAAATAAGATACAATACAGTTTCTAAAACTGAAGATGAAAGATGGCGGTTAATTGAAGATGGAAATGAAATTTTAGTTTCTAATGTTATAGTTGATGGACATACCCGTACCACAAAAGATTGGATGCCAGAGATTGGAGATTTTAAATACCATATTAGTTGTGTTGGTCATTGTGAAGTAAGAAACAATGTTGCCTACATTACGACAATTAAAGAAGAGTCTGTATTGTTTAGACACATACTAAAAACTTTAACTTATAGATGTGTGGCAACCATTGTGACTATCTTAACAGCTTATTTTTTAGGAGCCTCGATTCAAGTATCGGCTTTAATAGGTGTGGGTGAATTGTTGATAAAACCTTTTATTTACTTTTTACATGAAAGATTTTGGTACAAATTTGTAAAAATTAAAAAATAATTTCAAAGGGACTTTTTAGTCCCTTTTTTTATTATTACATTTGTATAAAATAAAGTCTATCCATGCGAAAAATTGAAGATTTTCTAAATTCAGAACAAACGTTCTACCAAGTATTAGATATACTAAACAGTAAAGGTGATATTTCTAAAGTTAAAGACAGTTTTATTGCCGGTGGTTCTGTGGCAAATACCATATTCCATCTTCTTTATGGTGGTAAAATTGTGATAAACGACATCGATGTTTACACACAAGTACCAATCCCAAAACATGAAAATGGTAATCTAAGTCCTGTTAAAGATGTGTGGTATCCAACAACTTATACAAACGAAGAAGGTCTTGAAATAGTTGACGACAATTACGGTCGTATTTTTGTTTCAGAGACTGGTGCCAGAATGCGGGTTAGTAAACATTCTCGTGATGGTATATTCAATATTATAGAATATATCTACGAAGATGGTTATAGAACTATAGGGGTTAAACCAAAATCAAAAGAACTTGTCATTATTGAAGGTTTTGACTTGAATAACTGTAAGGCAGGCCTTGATATGATTAACGGTAAGATTATTTATACACCTGAATTTGTTGATTTCTTAAAAACAAAACAAATGAAGGTTGTAAATCCTTGTGCACCAATCCAAACCACAATAAGGATTTATAAAAAAATGAAAGAATTAGATATTTATTGTGATGTTGAACATGAAATGCGTTTCTTGACTGTTGCATCCAAACATTTACAAAGTCATCAAATGACCAAGATAATTGGTCCCGAAACCAAACAAAAATATGATAAAATAAAAGACTTTGTTGAAAAGTATTTTATACTCCGTGAACCTAAAAATTCAGAAGAAATACCTTATAACTTAAGGGAAACTTATTATAATGGTAATGAACGTAACCCTGATGTTCAGATATGGGTATACGACTCGGTAATGGATTTCGATATTATTGAAAATGTTGGACCAATCAACAGCTTTAAAAGAGTTTGGGAATTGCTTTATACTTTTAAGAAAAAATCTGAACAAGATAAAATCAATAAAATATTCTACAAAAACGTTTTCTTGGGTGATATGACTGAGGACCACTGGTCTCGTAGGGTATATAAAAACAACCGTGATTGGTTATTTGATGAAAAAGATGATGACTATGTAGATTTACCTTATTACAATTCTAATAGATTTACCCATATGATGATTTTAACCAAAAAGAATTATCATAAGTGTGACTTTGATATTAAACATGTTGATTTTATAGATAAATTCACAAGGGAACATTATGGTGTTAATGCCATACTAAAGAACTGTGAAACCATACGTGAACAATACAATATTGTTAAATACATCAAATCTTTGGCTTCCAAAGAAGGTGAATGGATTATTGGTAGTTTAGAGAACATTAATTGGGATAAATATAAAGAAACTTGGAACGGTAAATTAACTAAAGAATTTATCTTAAAAATTGTTGAAGATGACAAAATAGCTGGTAGCGTTGAATTAAACCAAAAAATCGACCTTTCAAAATTCAATCATAATGGTTGTGTTAAAGAACTTAATACCACCATTGATTTGAGACAAGAGGGTAAAAAGATGGGACATTGTGTTGGTGGGTATTCTAACAGTATTAAATCTGGTGATTCACGGATATTTCACGTAGATTGTGATGGTATAGGCTCGACAGTAGAAATTGGTACACCAATAACAAAATTTTATCGTAAAAACAAAGAAGGTAAGCACACATACCAAGAGGCAGTAGAATTCTACCAACCCGAATCATGGTACGGTAATATTAGAACCAAGTCAATTTATAATGCGGACGATATAACCGTTGGTAACATTAATAAATGTATTGCGGTATTCGAAGATGGTACTACGGATGTTATTAGAATTTCTGAATTGAGGTACCGAGTTAGACAACACCATGGTAGATATCCTGAGAAGGGTAATTTAGTACCAACTGATACTAACAGAGAAATTGTTGAAAATTTGGTTGAGTATTTAAACACCCATCATTTACCTAAAAAGATTAAAGTAAATTTTGCCAAGAAAGAAGAAATTGATATATTTGTATAAATAAAAAAGGACATATTATGAAAAACATTATCTTCAACATCTTTATCGTAGTTTCATTAGTATTTGGTTTTACTTCTTGTAAGAAAGAAGTTATCGAACCAGCTAACCCTCAAACTACCGTTAACAACCCATCTAATGTTAACCCTATTGGTTATACTTGGGAACTTTATAGTGGTCGTGTATTTGTTAAAAATCTTGACAACAACACAACTTTTTACTACGACCATTTTGGCCCATCTAAAACCTCAAGTAATCTTGATATTTTTTCACCATCTTGGTTACCGATTGATATAATCACTAAAGGTTCAACTAATTGGAAATTTAACAGTTCTAATCAGTTTGTTTTGGATGGTGGTTCTACTTACAACTATAATGTTAACACTAATGGTATTTTTAATGTTTATGGTTTAGAAAATGGTTCTGCTCGTAATATCGAAGTTTTGAGTTCAACCAATGATTATATGAATGTTAAGGTATTTGAAAGTACAGGTAACGATGGAACTTATAACTACTCTTTCTATACAGTGTTAACTTTTGTTAAGGTTGGTTTCACAGGTACACCTGTTCTTTCCAATGTACCAGCTGGTTACAGTTATAACGGTGTTATCGGTGGTTCTACTCCTGTAGTTACAAGTTTGGTTGGTACTAAATGGGTTGTAACTAAGTTTATTCAAAACTTTGTTTCTACTTACCCTAGTGATACTTTAGAGTTTGTTTCTAATACTCAGTATAAAATTAATGGTTCAACACCACGTACTTATAACCTAAGTAGTGTTGTAGGTAATAACATGAAAAGTTTATCACTTTATTCTTTTACCACTCTTGGTGGTGATTGGAGTGGACAAGTTCAAGGTACTTTTATCAACGACTGGGTTGTAAATAACGCTAATTTTAGTAACATCATGGTTACAAGTTCACCCGACGCTAGATTGTGGATGGTGAGACTTCAATAAGAAAAAGGGACTTAAGTCCCTTTTTCTTATTTATCTTCTTGGTTGAATTTCTTTTGAACGTAAATTGCTTTCTTTTTCTGTTCTCTTACTCTAACAGATTTCTTAACAAACTCTTTTCTATTCTGTAATTCTCTTACTTGACGAGTTTTAATGACTTTAGATTTTAATTCTTTTAGGGCCTTTTCAATACCCTTTCCTTCTTTTACTTTTACTATTAACATAATAATAAATATGTCGATTTTAAGTTAAAAATCAAGAGTTGACTAAAATTTAAGTGTGGACTAGTTAAGACTTAAAATTAGAAAGATATTTATTAAAAAAACTTAACCATGTTAAGTAACCTCTCAAATATCAAAATGTTTCGACCCAACTTTGGGGTGCAAAATAAATCTCTAATAAATTTATTAAAAAATGGATATCGTCAGAATTACCCTTGCGGGTCAAGGCTACGATGCAGTAAGGGGCATTGTTACAAAGAAAGATTACAACAAACTGAAAAGTTCGAACTCCCTTGATAACATATGGATTAAAAATTTAAACAAAAAAATTTCGAGAAAGTTAAAAGGTTTTACACAAGAGTTTCATGATTACGGGATAACAAATGGTGATATAATAGTCGCCGTGAATGATGAAGAGATAATAAATTTACCTATAACTGTTTTAAATAGTTATAGTTTTAATGATATCGAATTGGTTGAGTTGGAGGGTTATCATTACCCAATAACTGACGAAGTTGTTATGACCTCTGTACAAAAATTAGAAGGCGTCTTTATGGATGTTGTTTTTGTAACTAAAGAGGATTTTGATTTCAGTAAATTTAAATTTATAGAAAAAGAAATACAAGACGAAAAAGAAAACGCTATTATAAGTTCTTTAATCTGTGAGGTTTACTATGACGGAGAATTAATTAATTTTACCGGTAATAACACAGAACTCAGAATGTCTAACATTTATTATGACATTGGTGGGGGTAAAAAAGTTTTTAAAAATGAAAAAAATATTGATTGACAATTTTAGGATTAACGATAATGTATTAATCACATCATTTAACCCACCTCTAAAGGGTAAGGTTATGGATATGTATGAAATTGATTCTATGATGGTACCTGACGAAAGTTTAAGAAAGATGTACCCAAATAATGTACCCGTATTTGAGATTATGTTAGAGGGTGAAGGTAAACTTCGTACTTTTGTTAAAGACGTTGTTAAGAAAGCTTAGACTCTTTAATAGATTCTTTAATGATTCTTTTTAATGTAGACTCACTTAAAGAGTTAAAAATATCTTCGGTATCTAAACTACCATGTCTTACTATTTCCCAACCATCAAGAACTTTAACATCATGACCTTGTCTGATATAACTATCAGTGTCGGCTTGACTCCAACCACCACTATAAGCCAAACAATCAGCTTCACCATAATGTTTGAATCTACCGTAATATATTAAAGAACCTATTTCCTCAGTATAAATTGGTGCACCATAACCAGAAGAGTTTTGGTTTTTCATAGCTCCTGAAAGAATTCTTTCTCTATTTTTAACGGTTGGCGTACCTGTGTTACCACACCATTCCCAATCTGGAAACATTTCTTGGACCTTTGTTAGAACAATTTCAAAGTCTTTTCTTTCTAAAGGTGGGTCAAAATTAACTACTATCATTTTCTTTTCATAATATTTTTAAGTGTGTAGGCTCCAGCAGATAATGTTAAACCCATTAATAAATCATCTACACGGTCAATACTGAAACCTTTATCGTCAGCCAAATCCCTTAGAATATTCATAACTGGGACAGATAAAAATGTGAATGCTAATATATCTGTTAATGATTGAATTGCTAGACCAAATTTTTTACCTATAATTTTAAATAAACCAATTGTTTTTGTAACAAATCTCAACACAGGTTTAACTTCAGAATCCAAACCTTTATCTTTTAAACCTTCCATTAATTTTTTAATATCCTCATTTGATTTTGACAATAAAATATAAATAACAACCATTAATAAAAGTGTTACATCATACTCTGTAACATTTATTCCTTTATTTTCTAAAAGAGTTTTAACAGGACCGATAAAACCTGAAATACCAACACTATAAGTGAAAATAAAATCAGCGTTTAACTTAAAATCGTCAGCAACTTTCTTCACCAAATGTTTTTCTTTTGGTTCTATTTCTTCTTTCATAATGTTTTCATACATAGTATTAACCATTCCTTGAAGATAAACTTCTTCCGTTAAAAGATTTAATGATATTTTTGATAAGTTCATATACAATAAATATGCATTGTAATTATACTTAGGATATTTATAAATAAAATTATTCTTATGAAAAAAGTAATTAGGTTAAACGAAAACGATATAGAAAAATTAGTTAAGAAAATCATAAGAGAAGGTGATGATATGACCAACGAAGGTGGCTCACGTTACATGTTCTTTTCAAACTTACAACAAATCAAAAGACAGTGTGAGTATTTATTAGAATTTGATGAAAATCAAATTGAAGAAATATTAGAAAACGGACACGATTGGGCTCAAGACCATATAGCTGAAGCTAAAAATAATATGGACCAAGTTTTTGATTTCTTAATGAACGAAATTAAAGGGGATGGTGATGATCATGAAATGGAGATGGAACCACAAATGGAATCTTATTTACAAAAACATGGTGACAGAGTTATTCATTTTGATGAGTTTGGTTTTACTGAGTTATTACCAATGAACGAAGATGGTGGTAAAGGAGCTTGTGCAAACAGAGGTTTGAGTAAACCTTGGTTAACACCTGACGGTCCTAAAAAACGTTCTGTTTGTGTTAAAAACGCTTCAGGTAATGTTGTGAAGGTTAATTTTGGTGACCCAAACATGAGAATTAAGAAATCAAATCCTGAAAGAAGGAAATCTTTTAGAGCAAGACATAAATGTTCTGAGAAAAAAGATAGAGCCACTGCGGGTTATTGGTCTTGTAAATTTTGGTAATTATGAAACATATAATCAAAGAAGTACTCCTACAAGAGGCTAAAAAAAAGAAAAAAGCGGGTGACCGTTGTACACGTATTGCAAAACGTAAATACGATGTTTGGCCTTCTGCTTACGCATCAGGTGCGGTTGTTAAATGTCGTCAAGGTAAAATTTGGAAGAATGAAGATTTAGAATATGATTTAGATACTTTGATGGAAAATACTGAGTACGAAGATCTAACAGAAACCCCAAAAATAGGGGACGTTTATAAAAACGTGAACGTCAAAACACAGGGTGGCATTGAAAAAAGAGTAGTAAAGGTAGTGTCTATTTACCCAAAAGAACGTGAAGTATTAGTTAGAACAGATGCTAGTGGTGATGCTATTGTAAGTTTTGACGATTTGATTAAAGAAGAATTAAACGAAAAATGGTCAAAAGATTATAAAAAAAGTATAAACTGTAATAACCCCAAAGGTTTTAGTCAAAAAGCTCATTGTGCGGCTAGAAAAAAAAGAGCAAGAGGTGAGGAGACAAAATCTAAATCTGTAAACGAAGCACCTAAAAAAGATTTTTCAAAAGAAAAAGAAAAAGGTTTACACGGTTGGTTTGAACGTAGAGGTGGACAGGGTAAATCAAAGGGTTGGGTAGATTGTAATACTTGTCGTGATGGTAAGTGTAAATCTTGTGGTAGACAAGAAGGTGAAGAAAGATCCAAGTACCCAAGATGTCGACCAACACCTTCACAATGTAAAGGGTATAAAAAACCTGATTAAAAATGAAAGAATTAATAAAGAAAATATTAAAAGAATCTGAAGAAGATTTTAGTTGGGTGGATACTAGTGAACCTGAATTAGTTCGAGACGACCAACATCGATATGATATAATTGTAGATGTTATTAGTAAGGTTAAAGAATATAAAGGTTGGAGTATTTCCCAAGATAGATTTGATGGTGTTGTGTATTGGTGGAGTGTAGATGGTTATACAGGTATGGCAACCCCTGAATGGGATGAAAATTTCTCAATTCCCGTAGATATTTCAAAAAATGAGGACCACGATAATGTCACCCTTATAAGAACACCTAGATTTAAATACGTTATTGAAGTTATAGATTGGTACAGTACAAAATATTTTGAATTAGTTTATAATATATTAACTGATTATATAAATGGTGAAGACGTAGAAGGTTTAATTGAAACTTAAAATGAAAAACTTAATTAAAAAAATATTAAAAGAAGATATCTACCACATTTTTGAGGCAGATGAAAATTTTGATCCATTGGGTCATATCGGTGGTAAAGAACAAACCGACTTATCTGAACCTGAAGAAATGGGAGTTGACCCAACAAAGGATTGTGTTTTAAACTTCTCAAACGGGAATATGAAACTACAGTGGCCTTATTTCTCATTACCAGCTGGGTATACTTGTCCTTTTGCCAAACAATGTAAAACATTACCGGCAAAGTGGAAAGGTACAACTAAACAAGGTAAGTTTGAAAAACCTGCTAGTTGGGAAAAGAATTATCAATTAGCTAAAGGTGCGAAATATCTTTGTTACGCAGGTAGAGCACAAGCTCAATACCCTGGGGCAAACATCCAAGCTTTTAGTAATTTAAAGTTATTAAACAAATTTAAAACATCTGAGGAGATGGCAAACTTAATTATTAAGTCGTTAAAATTCCACGGATTACAAAATACAGATTTATTTAGAATTCATGAGGCAGGAGATTTCTTTAGTCAAGAATATTTTGACGCTTGGTTAGAAGTTGCAAGAAGAATGCCTGGCACATTGTTTTACGCTTACACAGTATCTTTACCATATTGGTTAAATAGAAAGAATCAAATACCTAGAAACTTTAAATTGATTGCTTCAATGGATGAAGACAACGAAGAATTAATCAATGTTGAAGGTATGAGATACGCAAAGGTTGTCGGTTCAACAGAAGAGGCAAGAGAACTTGGTTTAAGAATGGATGTTGATGATATGTTAGCTTGGGGAACTGATGATAGTTTTGCTTTACCTTTACACGGTTCACAACCAAAAGGTTCTGAGGCGGCAGCAATCAGAAAACAACAAACCAAGAAGGATGAGACAGGTAAATCTTTTGATGAGAAATTAAAAGATGCTAAGAAGAGAAACCTAGATTATACAGTCAGGGTACGTGCACAAGTTAGGTCACAGTTTAGAGGTGAATTACCTCTTGATACACCAAAAGATTTTAACTTAGATGATTTAAATATTGAAGACTCTTATTATGGTTTAAACTA